GAACGGCATGCGACTGCGTGTGTACCGGCACGACCTGTGCGGGTGGATAGAGAGGTTTGTAGTCCATGGGTAAGTTCCAATTCTATGATCGTGTCGTGGTTCGAGAGGCTGTCCGCGTCAACAACGGCATGCAGATCGCCGGGTTGATCGGGCAGGTCGTGCAGATCCTCCCGAACGAGAAGCACCCGACGCTGCTGAAGTATGTAGTCCGGCTGAGCGTTCCGGCGACTTACGAGACGCCGAAAACTCAGGCTGATCGGGAGTTTTATGCCCGCGACCTGAGAGCGTACGATCGAGCTACTGACGATAAGTGGCACCACGTCTCGATGCAGTTCGCCGTGCGAGTGCCCGGGGACGAGTCCTCCAAGGAGACCTATGAGCACGTTCAGGCGCTACTGCAGAGCATGCCGGATGGATATCCAGAGGGCTACATCGTCCACGTCTCGGGGCAGACCTCGCGAGTGAATGAGCCGACCGATGGCTGATCGGCGGCAGAACCTCCCTACCGTCCCGGAGGACCAGCTCAAGCACTGCATCGAGTGTGGTAAGCTCCTTCGCCCTCTCGGCACGCTCAAGGCTCAGTATCCCAACACCACTACGGCCGGAGCTCGAGGGCTGTGCGTTACGGACTATGAGCGCCGACTGAAGAACGAGCGTCGCAATGGTGCCGCCCGCCCTCGGAAGCCGCGCCGTACCGACGGCAAGCAGCACGCTCGAGGGTATGACTTTGAGCCCGCGCCCACCCTGATTCCGCAGTCCGACCCTCGCTCCAAGGAGCAGATTCTCGCGGCGGGCAACCTCGCCCTCGGCGCCAAGGCGTATGGTCTGACCGCTGAGCAGACCGTCGAGCTGCTGAAGATGCTCGGATTGTGGTGGCGTCCAGGAGAGGCCTTCGACTCGAGCTATCTGCTCAACCTTCCACAATACAAGCTCTAGGAGTACCCAGAATGCCCCGCTACATACACGTCCATCCTCCAATCCCAACCGAATTCACACGCAAATTCTCGGATGCATCCTGGGCTCGACTGCGTAGATCACGGGGCGGTCCGACTGAGCGGAGCGGCAGAGTGCTCCGACTGAGGGCGAGATTGGCCCAGATGCGTCGCCGGAATCATGGCAGCCCGTTCATCCAGACTAAGAACTCATTGTTTCCGCACCTCTCGCCGGTGAAATGGCCGAGCCGAACGTCCCGGGGCGAGAGGGTAAGGAGCAAGATGCCTTCCTCAGTCGCTCAGTTTTCACAGTTGGAACGGAGGCTCTTCCGGTAGAAATTGCGTGACTGAGGGAGCGAGCTCAGTTGGCCTCGCTCCGGATTGAGGGACAACTGAGGCAAAACTGAGGCGACTGAGGGAAGCAGAAATCTTCGGCGGGTCGCGGAGAGGTCGGTCGGTTCGGTCGTTCTCGGTGGTCGTCGTTGTAGAGCGTTTTGAGCCGACCTTCAGAGTAGAGAGAGTAACTAGATCATCCAGATAGAAGTATTTAGTTAGGGTGATATAGAGAGTGATTTCTGGGGAGAGCGGACTGAAATTCGGATTCTCTGTGGATCGCGTAAGATAGAACTCAGCTGCTCGGCAACGGGTCGGGCGGCTGAGTTGAGAAGAGTGAATCGTGTCCACAGGATCATTAAGTAAGGCGTCCACCTATGAGCAGACATTCGGTACAAGGCATCGTGGACCGGGTCGTCCTTCGAAAGATGCTGGAGATGGAGACGTTCTATTTCCAGCTGGAGACGAACATCCTGTTCTCGTTCGGGTGGCACAGCGTCGTGCGTATGCCGTTGTCCATGAGGAGAATCGTGAGCGGCTCAGTCGGCTCTTCGCTGAGGAGCTCAAGGTGCTCAAGCGACGTGGGCTTGAGACCGTTGCTGCCGACAGCGGAGTTCGACTGGCCGATGACGACGCCAATGTGGGCGGTGCGGTTGATTCTCGCGTTGGAGGTGCCTGATGTCGTCGTTTAGCGGTGGGCGGTCACAGGATCGCTACGGGCATCTCGAAGGTGCGCCGACTCAGTTCGGCGGTGGCGCTGGAGATCCACAGTATGACGATACCGGTGCGGATGTGCCGATGACGGTGGGGCAGCGCGCTCGTGTACTGAGGATGGTCGGGATTGCCGATCTCGACACGACGACTGCCGACTCGCCCGTGACGGCGCTGTCTCCTCTGCAGGAGAAGTACCTCACCGATGAGCAGAAGTTCAAGGAGCTCGGCGGCGTCAAGCGTCAGCTCCGTGAGCGCATCGAGCAGATGACGAACGGGTATGCCGAGCATGCCACACACGAGAGCACGAGGGTGGACTGATGATGATTACGGACGAGGTCGTCAACGGGCATCTGTCTTCATTCTGGAACGTGATGGACTTGCAGTCTGTCGTGGATCAGGACTGGACAGCTGCTGTGTTCCAGGGTCGTGGTCGTACGCCGTATGAGGCGGTGTACATCGGGTTCATCGGAGTGAACGACAACGGATCCATCTACTGGGTGTCTGTTCCGAACAACGCTCCAGAGCAGGATCGTCATCGCAGATTCGAGGTCAGCGGGATTGAGGTTGCGTCCGTGCTGAAGAAGGTGTCGGACGAGTATCCTGCTGCTCGGCTGAAGGCACTCTGGCACAGTCATTACGTGAGCGAGGAGCCCTCGACAGTAGATGTCGAGTTCTTCCCTGGAATCATGTTTGATGTGGGGATTGTCTACCACGCACCCTCGGGTCGCTCAACTTTCTACAATGCAGATGGAGTTATTTAAGTTGGTTGCCTTACTCTCGACACGTATTCAGGAGGAACTGAGCTGATGGCTACTGACAAGAAATATCGTCGTCGAGTCACTGTCGACATTCCTGATCGCCTCGACATGCTCATGGACGGTCGACTCACTGTCGACGATCTCGACGACGAGGAGATCACTCGTGGCCAGCTGAGGAACGTTCACGGCGACTTCAGGGGGCGTCCACCCGGCATGATCCCGAGAGCGTTTCTCGACGCAGTCCGAATCAAGCGCCAACAGATCTGGAACGAGCAGATGGAGGGGATGGTCGTCGTGGCCAACCAGACGCTGCTTGAGGTGATGGAGGCTCGCTCAGCGGGCGTGTTCGGCGTGAACGACACGGCCCGCATGAACGCGGCCAAGTTCGTCATCGAGCGCGCTCAGGGCAAGACGCCCGAGAACGTCAACGTCAAGGCCGAAGTCAAGACGACTTGGGAACAGGGCATGGAAGACGTCATGGTCGAGATCGTCTATGACGAAGACATGAAGGAGATTGAGCAGTAATGGCCGTCGTCGAGGTCGGATTCATACGCCATACCAAAGAGCATGTGATTCTCGCCTCATATCCAGACGGAGAACCTTATGGGCGGATCATCTGTCGTGAGTGTTCGGGAAGCGGATGGTGGGACTATGCCCCATACGCTGTGGAAGGCGCACCTTGCGTCGACTGTAAGGGACAAGGAAGAGTTTGGGTGGGTCTGATATGAGAGCTCGATGGATGATTGCGTATCGCGCTTGGAAGTGTAATGTGCTCGGTCTGCATCCGCAGTCGGCCATGATTGCTGGGAGTGCTGGTTCGGCTCGCGCTGAGTGGTCGTGGTGCACGTCCTGTCGGCGCTGGATCCGGAACTACTGACGAAGTAGCGGTAGCCCCAAAAGAGGGGTAAGGTTCTCTCAATATCCGAATTACGCAAGGAGCAACAAATGGCCATGAGTGCCGAAGAGCATGTCGCCTGGATCTACAGGAAGCACACGACCGACGAGCTCAAACGTAGACTCGCAACTGCAGAGGCTATCAAGGGCGACCTTGGTGCCGGGGCAGAGAGCGTCAAGGCGAACCTCAGATCTGAGATAGCTCGTCGAGAGCGTGAAGGCGTTGCGTCTTCGATCTCTGATCCCGTTCTCAGAGGCACGCTGCACTTCGACTCGGAGAAGCCGGAAGGCAACTACTTCGAGCCGGACACCCTTGGCGAGAAGATCCACGCCGATATCGTCAACTGGGCTGGTGAGAAGGTTGAGTCGGAGAATCCGCTCAAAGGCAGAACCATTGCCATCGAGACCATTCGCGGTCACGAGCAGGAAGCCATTGCTCGTGTTCAGGCTGCAGTGAACGCGAACCCTCGCACCTTCAAGGAGCCGGGCGTGTACCGCGAGAACGAGGACGGCACATGGGAGAAGGCCGAGCCCAAGCCGTTCGAGAAGTTCGAGCAGAAGCCCAAGTGGGAGCTCGATCTTCGTTCGTACTTCATCGGCATGGTCGTCTCAGGTGTATTGTTGGCCTTGATTGCGTTGGTGCGCTGATGGACAAGAAGGCTCCCAACTTCACCTCTGACGACGTGAAGCTCGCACAGGTGAAGGGACGCTACACGCCCGTGCTTGTGCGCAGGATCCACAACGTTCCCGAGACTCCCAAGGGCGTCATGGGGCCGACCCATACTCTCGACGACTCCTGCTGGTGCCGTCCCGTCTACAAGGAAGTGAAGTGATGAAGGTATTCCTCGACATCAACGAGACTCTGGAGGCTGCGGCCTTCCCGACGATCATCCTGACTCAAGACAGCAAGGGGCTGCACGTGCTGGGAGAAGGCTTCCCGGCGAACGACGCCGGTGCTGAGCTCGTTGGAGAGATCCTCCGTGACGCCGGTAAGGGCATCCTGCATCAGCTCAAGCAGAAGCGCGTCGACGCTTCTCTCGATCCTCTCGAGTCAGCCGCGTTCCGAGCTCTCGACGAGAACCCTCCAGGAGAGAACGTCACTCGCGTCGAGACGACGGACGAGCTCGGACGTGCCGTGATTCAGGGTCTTCGGGTCATGCAAGGATTCGAGCGTCGTTACGACGCGGTCGTTCGAAACTCGAGCGACCCGGCGTTGTTGGAGGCGTCCGTGCGTTACGCAGCGGGGCTGGCTACTGAAGCCGACATGAAGCTGATCAAGGACTCGCTCGCGTCGGAAGCTCGACAGAACGAGATCTCCGACCTTGTTCACAACGCTCGTATCGTCGGCACGAGCACTCCTGGTCAGCGCCCCGCATTCAAGCCCGAGGCGCTGAGCTGATGGGTACGTCGTTCAACTATGGGACTTGTCAGTCGTGCGGACAGTCGATCGTGATCGGCTCGGACGGTCTGATCAATCATCATGTCCTCTCCGAGCCGAATTTCCCGACGTGCCCCGGTGCACTGAAGGTGCCTCTGGAGGGCGTGCTTCCCGAAGTCGAGATGGACGAGCCTTCCGAGATCAAGACTTGGGGAATATCATTCCATCCAAGAGGGGTACTTCCTGGAGACAAGCGAATCAAGGCCACCGAGTGGTACGTCGTGGACGGCGTGCTCACGTTCACCGGAGGTAAGCAGGACGAGATGTTCACGCTCGCGAATGTCGTGACATGGTGCGAGGTGGAAGACTGATGCGCAAGCTAGGAGTTGCAGCTGCGGTACTCGCGGCGCTGATGCTGAGCGCTTGCTCGAACGCGTCTGGACATGGCGAAGTCATCAACAAGGACTACACGCCCGGCTACACGACGTTCATCCTGTCCGGCAAGGTCATGGTGCCAATGTACAATCCGCCGTCGTGGCAGATGGACGTGTACGAGAACGAGGATGACCACGGATGGGTGTCTGTCGACGAGACCACCTATCATCAGTACGAGATCGGAGATGAGTTCCCGTGATCTGGCACTGGTTGGTACTCCATCACACGATCCGCCGCGTTCAGGACACGGATGGCACGTTCGGCGTTGGCGTGAAGACCGTCCCGCTGAAGTGCTCTTGTGGAAAGATCTGGTACATCGGATGATCGAGCCGAATGGAGAACCTATTGAGTTCGACCTTCTCCGCGAGATGTTCAAAGACACGTTCGCTAGGATCAAGAGGCTCTGGATGCCGAAACCGTGGAAGGTTCTAGAGGATGGCTTCATTCACGTCACGATCAAGCAGCTTCCCGAGGTCATGGACGAGACGCCCATCTTCATGCAGACGGTGCGTGAGCACAACGGTCGCCTGTGGCGCCGTTCGGACGAGGGGCGGCGTGAGCTCGCCGACATGCGCCTGAGGGCGAGTGTGTCGTTCGCGGCTCAGATCAAGCACACCGACTCTCCACTTGTGTTCGTCAGAGCGGGGCGTGAGATTCGATGAGCATCCAGGACATCCCGATTCCAGAAGAGTTGTGCGGCATTCGAGGATGCACCCTGACTCCGCACAACCCGTTCATTCCGCACACTTGGGAGAAGTGATGGCTACGTCGAAGCTCACTCATGGCAATCTACTCGCGTTGGCTTGCATGGCTGGAGGGATGGACGCGCCTCGTGCTGCGCAGTCGCTCAACATCTCAGAGTCTGCACTGAAGGCCAGACTCAAGGAGGCTGCTGACCTGTACCGAAAGCGTGGAATTCGGATTAACAGCATCATCGACACGATCCGGGCTGCGGAAGCCGAGGGCGCACTCGTCGCACCGCGTAGGCTTAGGTTCCCCACCGAGATAGGAACACCATGATTGACAGCGAACGCCTAGCCGAGGCACGAGCCAACCTCGAGAAGGCTATGCAGGAGTTCACTCAGGCCTATCACGACGAGTACACGACCGAAGACGAGGAGTCGTTCGGACAGTCTGTGTTCATGTCGGGCTGGGTTGGCTATGCCGAGTATGTCACCTCGAACTACGTCCAGAACGACAAGTCGGCGTCGTGCGTGGCTGTTCCTGAGGCTCAGCACTTCTCGATGAGTCGTGGCCTGTTCGAGAACGGCACAGATAGGTTCCGACGCTGATGGGACAGATCAGCTTAGACACGAACGTCCGGAAGGCGATCTCTCAGACGAAGATCTTCGACCGGGTTGGGTATGGCCCTCACGCCGTCCAGCGCCAGTTGCACGTTGCGAAGCGAGACCATCGCTTCCGAGTGCTTCCCGCTGGACGGCGTACTGGCAAGTCCACTGCAGGCGGGCATGAGCTGACTACAGCCGCCCACGTTGCCCACGCAGTCCGGAACAGTCTCGAGCCCAAGGGTAAGCGCCACGAGTACTGGATCGTCGGGCCGGAGTACACTGACGCCGAGAAGGAGTTCCGCGTCCTGTACAACGACATCACTCGTCTCGGGATGCCCATGGACAAGCCGGGCACGTACTACGACGCCGTCGGCGGTAACATGCACCTGTCGATGTGGGGTGGACGATTCCTCGTCCATGCGAAGTCGGCCAAGTACCCCGGCACGCTCGTCGGTGAAGGTCTCATGGGCCTGATCATGGCGGAGGCTGCGAAGCTCAAGCCGAACGTCTGGACCAAGTACTGTCGCCCGATGCTCGCTGACTATGCCCGCGAGAAGTCGTGGGCACTGTTCTCGACAACCCCTGAAGGTAAGAACTGGCTCTACGACCAGTTCATGCGTGGACAGTCGACGGACGTGTTGGACGATCAGTGGTGGTCGCTGCGCATGCCCAGCTGGTCGAACGACATCCTGTTCCCTGGAGGACGGCAAGACCCCGAAATCCTCGAGATGGAACGGGACATGACCGAGGAGAAGTTCAAGCAGGAGATCGGAGCCGAGTTCACGGAGTTTGTCGGTCGAGTGTTCAAGCGCTTCAACGAGGAAGACCACGTCCGTAATCTGAGTTACGATCCTCGCTGGCCTCTGTTCATCGCACAGGACGCCGGATTCTCGAACCCGTCCGTGGCGCTGTTCGTGCAGGTCGACGTGTTCAACAACGTCCGTGTCATCGCGGAGTACTACCAGACGCATCGCCAGCCTGGAGAGTTCGCGGCTGACGTGTGGGAGGATCCGCGCCTCGGGCCGTTGGCTCGCGCAGCCTCACTGCTGTACCCCGATCCCGCCGATCCAGGAACAGCTGCGACCATCGCCGACAAGTGGCAAGTCAAGTCCATGGGTGGCACAGGTGGTGAGCTGAACGACCGTCTCGACCTGATCCGTCGGTGGCTGAAGCCCGACCCGATCCTCGCACATCTCGAGGACGGCGACCCTGAGAAGATTCCGAAGATGCTGATCGACCGGAGTTGCGTCAATCTCATCCGCGAGATGAACGACTATCGCTATCCAGAGACTCGAGAAGAGGCTTCGGGCAACCGGAACGCCTCCGAGCACCCTCTCAAGAAGGACGACCACACCCCTGAGGCGCTCGGTCGATTCTTCGTGGGACACTTCGGACACGACGAGCTCCCCAACGAACAGGCCACCCAGTCCGAGGCCGTATACGGGTAAGGTTCTCTCATGGCCGACATGACGAGCAACTACGACTTCAGAGTCCGCACTGGGGAGACCACTGCGGTATCTCTCGCCATCGACATCGAGGGCGTCCCGATGAACCTGTCGGGATACGACGCAGTCCTCGTCGTGAAGAAAGACCCCTCGACTCCAGTGCTCCTGAAGCTCGAAGCTCCCGCCGAGATCACGCTCGGCGGGGCGGATGGCTCGGTCGAGCTCAAGTTCGTCGTGGAAGACCTCTCTGGAGAGTTCCGCTACCAGCTGGACCTGATCTCGCCCAGCGGCGACCATCTGCCGCTGCTCTTCGGGGCGTTCAACGTGTGGAAGGGTCTGATCTAGCCATGCGCGTGACGATTACCACCGCCGATCAGCCACGGGTTGTGGCCTACGCCAGCCATACGCGTGTTTCTATCGCCCCGGTGACCGTAGGGGTGACCTTGGCCCGCGTAGGCCCGCAGGGACCAGCCGGGGCTGGCGCTGACGCTGCCCTGCTCGCTCACATCAATGCCGCCGAGCCCCATCCCGCGTACGACCACAACATGGATCTGAACACCTACTTCGAGAATGGACTATCGCTATGACTCTTGAGGCCACCTTACGCGGGATCGTCACGCGGATCGGCACCCAGTTCAACACCCTCCGCACGGAGATCCTCGGGATCACCGGCCTGAAGGCGGATCTGACGACCACCGCCAAGGGCACGCTCGTCGCCGCCATCAACGAGGTCAAAGCGTCCGTGTCTGGAGCCGGAGCCGTCATCAACGACGTCACGCCGTCCGGGACGACTGTGTATTCGTCCAACAAGACGGCCACGGAGATCACGTCGGCTGTCGCTGCGGTGAAGTCGGACATCCTCGGAGGGGCTGGCGCCGCATACGACACCCTGAAGGAGCTCCAAGACCTGCTCGTTGCGGACGACAGCGCCGACGCGAGCTTCGTCACGGCCACCAACACAGCCCTCGGCAACCGGGTGCGGTTCGACGCGTCCCAGACGCTCACCGCCCCGCAGAAGGCTCAGGCGAACACCAACATGGGCTCGTTGTCGCTGGTCGACGCGGGAGATCTGACGGTGGACTTCGTCGCCGTGTTCAACGCAGCGCTGACGAGCTAGTCCGATGTCCGTCTCGAGCATCCTCCTCGGGTTGACGGGAGCGATGGCTGAGGCGGTGAACACGACCCGATCTCGCATTGGCTCGCTCTCCGCCCTCACCACAACCAACAAGACCAGCCTCGTGGCTGCGGTGAACGAGCTGAAGGCGTCCTCGGGCGGCGGAAGCTCAAACGTCGTCATCGGCACCGTTCAGCCGACACCCGCAACCGGCGTCCAAGTCCTCTGGATCAACACCACGGGCGGCAACACCCAACTCATCCTCGTGACTGGAGACTGACGTGACCACACAGAACCTGCTTGGCGACCTCAATTTGGAGGCGACCCAAGCCCTCGTCAGAGCGGCTGTAGAGACGCTCGCCACACGAGCTCAGGAGTCCGTAGCCTCGGGCAACATAATCGCCCTGAACGGCTATGTCGAGCTCGCCGTGAATGGCCGGAACACGGTCGCGTTCCAGGTCACGGGCACATGGGTGGCGACGCTGTCTGTGCAGGGCACCGTCGACGGCACGAACTGGATCACGCTCACGGGTAACCAGCTCATCAACGTCGGCACAGACATCCTCGCTGCGTCCATCACAACGACGAACTTCCTCGGACGAGCGAACGTCGCCGGATTCAGCAAGGTTCGAGTCACGGCTACCGCGTTCACGTCCGGTACCGCCGCAGTCACCATGCGGGCGAGCGACACCGACAACCTTGTCACGCTGAACTCTGCACTCCCGACAGGCGGTAACGTCCTCGGATCGGTCGCCGTCACATCCCTCGGAGCAATCACTCCGGGCACGGCTGCGGCCAACCTCGGGAAGCTGGAAGACAACGCGCACACCACTGGAGATGTCGGTACATTCGCACTCTCCGTGCGCAACGACAACGCGGCGACTACTCCGGCCTCGGCGAACGGCGACTATCAGCAGGTGTCGACGGACGAGAAGGGCACGACCTTCACGCGAGTGTCTCCGACGGCGAACGCCTCGACGATCACGGCCAAGACTATGGTCGCAAGCACGAACCAGACGATGCTTGCGGCGAATGCTGCTCGTCGATTCGCCTCGATCTCGAACGGGCTTGCCGCTGCGCTGCTCGTGAAGCTCGGCGCCACCGCCACCACGTCCTCGTACACCGTCAGCATCGCGGCGGGTGGATACTACGAGGTGCCCTCGGTGTACACAGGTATCATCGACGCCATCTCCACCGCTGCAGGCTCCGTCCTCGTCACCGAGATGTAAGCCATGCCTTACTTCCCGCCCGGATGGCTGTCTAATCAGGACAAGCAGCAGGGAGTCGGATTCTCGGCTGTCACTCCGTCGGCTACTATCTACAATTTCCCGTCGAACCAGCCGCTCACCCCGCCTATGCCGGGATTCGACGATCTCGGCGCGGGCTACAACATGGGATTCCTGTTCTCGGCGAACTCCGCCGGGCTCATCGCCACTGGAGTCCGATGGTATGCGCCGGTCGCGATGACGGTGACGCCGTTCCTGAACGATGGCGGCGGGACGAACCGGGCTGTAGGAGTCGCCACTGCGGTCTCAGCCGGGTGGAACTACATTCCGTTTACGACCCCGTACACGATGACATCTGGATCCGAGTATGTCGTCGGGATCACGCAGTCCACTCAGAAGTACACCTATCTTGCGAATGCCCTCGCTACGTCGTTCACGGTTGGACCACTGAGCGTCGTTGGACCGAACGCTGGTCTGCTGAGCTCGGGTTCTACGGTTGCTGCGCTGAGCGCCGCGTCCGGTCACACGAACGCTTGGTTCGGCATCGACGTGGTCGTCAGCACATAGCTAGGCGCGCCGACAGGCGATTCCGGTAGAGTTGGTTGCCTACGAGAGGAGCCAGCAATGGCCAACAAGCTACTGCCCCAGATGCCCGGTGAACTCCCCACCACGGCAACACGCAACGACTCGAATGCGGCGTATGGGCCCACCATCGCCTCCGTCGAGCAGACCCGCCCCGGAGGTCTCGGCAACGTGCCTTCCCAGAACGTCACTCCGATGCCGCTCGGCGGAGGTGCTGCACGTGGCTAAGGGCAAGCCCTCCAAGGGCACCAAGCGCGACCGTCGCCTCAAGGTCAACAAGAAGTCCCGCAAGAAGTAGCCAGAACTCGACTTCTGGAGTAAGGTTACGTCATGGCTAAATCGAAATCGATCGGCGGGCGTCGATACGCTCGCGACTCCGAAGGACAGTTCGCTACCACATCCAACGGCGGTGGCACTGCATTCGAGAACAACATCCGCAACAACCTCGCGACCGCTGTCAGCAAGCACGCAGTCAACGAGAAGGCACAAGCTGAAGCCTTCCGGAATCTGCGCACTGCGGCTGACAGTGGGAAGTCCACGACCGCGCTGAGCAAGAAGCACAGCTCAGCCGTTGCGAAGTCCGAAAAGAGCGCCGCCGCCGTGGAAGCAGCCGACTACAAGAAGCGAAGCAACGGCGTCAGCTCTGGCATCGTCAAAGGACCCAAGGTCTCGAAGTCGGGTGCTGGTAGCGATCCCAAACTCGCCCGCATCGAGCGCGCCAAGAAGGCTGGTGTCCGGGCGAGTTTGGTGGAGGTCGGAAACCGAGAGATCGGCAAGGGTCGCACCGGCGCCAATGTTCGGCTCCTGAAGGCGGCTTCCGAGTCGGCGAGCCGAGCAGCTGGCGCAACGGGTGACCTGAAGACCGCACTCCTGGAGGACGCGACGATGCTCAAGGATCTCGCGTCAAGCCATCCTCGTCCAGTCATCCAGGTCTCCAACAAGATCGCCAAGTAGCAAGGAAGCACAGCCACCATGGTCAACACCACTCTCCAGACGCCCTATGCGTCGGCAATGCCGTATGTAGCGGGCAAGCTCAACTCCTGGATGAGTGAGTACGACGCCCAGCGGACGGCAGCGTACGACCTGTACGACGACCTGTACCATTCCGCACCGAACACGGTCTCGCTCCTGCTTCGAGGCAACGACACACGCCCCATCTACATCCCAAGCTCGAAGCGGCTCATCAACACGCTCGCTCGATACGTGGGACGTGGATGGGGCGTCGTCGTCGACCCGAAGGTCGGCAGCGCCACCGAGCGCGAGGCATGCGAGGATGCATTCTCGGCGTTATTCCGACGCGAGCGCATTCTCACGCAGTTCGCCATGGGCAAGAAGGAATGGCTCCGTCGCGGCGACTGGGTCTGGTACGTCTCAGGCAACCCGAACAAGCCCGCTGGATCTCGACTGACCATCAAGTCGATCGACCCGCGCAACTACTTCAAGCTTCTCGACGAAGACGACCCCGACAAGGTGATCGGAGCGATGCTGGTCGAGGAGGATCTCGAGGACGACGGCACGACCTTCGTCCTGCGTCGTCAGCGCTGGCTGAAGCCCTCGCACCCCGACTACCCGTACGAGCTCCCGGTCGGCGAGGATGGCGAGCCGACCTTGGACGAGCCGCTCGAGATCGCCTACGACTCGGTGATCCTCGACATGGAGGACTGGGAAGACCCTCGCAAGCAGAAGATCAAGCGCACTCTCGTGCCGATGGAGCTCATCCCCGGCATCACGTCGCTTCCGCTGTACCAGATCTCGAACAACGAGCAGTCCCAGAACCCATACGGGCTGTCCGATCTCGCCGGATTAGAGTCTGTCGCAGCTGCGATCAACCAGTCGGCCACTGACGAGGACATCGCCCTCGCCATCTCAGGTCTCGGGTTGTTCGTGACGGACGGCGGCGCTCCCGTCGACGAGAACAAGAAGCGCACCCCGTGGAAGATCGGACCTCGTCGAGTGATCGAGGTCGGCGCGGGCAAGAAGTTCGAGCGGATCGCCGGGGTGACCTCGGTCGCACCGATGCAGGACCACATCAAGTTCCTCGAGAACAACTTCTACGGCCTGTCCGGAGTGAATGACATCGCCCTCGGCAAGAACTCCGCCTCAGCCAAGTCCGGCATCGCTCTCGCAATCGAGATGCAGCCCCTATTCGATACCGCAGACGAGAAGGATCTGGCGCTGAACGACGTCATGACCCAGATGATGCATGACCTCGCCACCCAGTGGTTCCCGCAGTACGAGGATCTGGACTTCTCCACGCTCTCCGTCTACACCGACACCGACCGTGGCGACCGACTGCCGTTCGACCGGGAGGCTCGCTTTACCGAGCTGACCGCGATGCTCGATGCGGGCACGATTACGGTCGACTTCTTCCTCGCCGAGATGACGACGAAATTCGGATACACCTTCCCGGCTGGCATGGCTGCGAAGGCCAAGGCGGAGTCTGCAGAGAAGATCGCCGCGTCGGATCCGTTCGGAGCTCGTGGTAACGAGGAGAAGAACGACATCGAGCAGGACAACAAGCCGGACGATGAAGTCGAGTAATGGCCGACATTCCGTTCCCGCCTGATCGCTATCCGCTGGGCGAGTATCTGACCGAGGAGCAGAAGGTCGTCTATCGAGTCAACGCGACTCTTCGGGCGACCCTGAAGCAGATCAACAGGGATCTGAAGAAGCTCGACACCGGCTCTATCTCGGGCAAGGTCACCAAGTTCCAGCTTGAGGCGCAAGCCGCCTCGATCAAGGTCGCTCTCCGCAAGGCCATGGCGACGATCGGCGACATCACGAAGCTCGGTCGCCGGGACACCGCCGCCGCCGCGTCGCTGGTCGTGTCCCGGTATGAGCAGACGCTCAGCTCACTGATCCTTACGCCTCAGCAGATGAAGGCGGTGGCCCGGTCTGAGGCCGAGCGGGCAGCGGCGGGCATCGAGGCGCTTCTGAGCAGAGAGCTCGAGTCGTACATCCCTCTGTCCGAGCAGGTCTACAAGACCAACGCCGTCATGAACGGGCAGGTCGACCGCATCGTCGCGGAGCAGCTTGCTCGTGGTGCCTCCGCAGCCCAGTTCGCCAAGGTGGTTCGAGACTACGTCAATCCTGCTACTGTCGGTGGCGCCGGGTATGCTGCGCGCCGACTGGCTCGAA